ATCTTTCGTTCTGCCCATAATTTGATCGACAGCCTCATCATACTGACTAAGGTTCTTGTTGTTCCTCTCGATTTGCGATTGAATAACTTTGATCTTTTCATCATAGATTTCTACCTTTGCCGCTTGTGGTGCTATTGTACTGGAATGTTCAATATGTGCTTTTGACAAATAACCAAAAATACCCATTGATGTGATTCCCATCAACAAAATTACAGCAATCAGAAAATATAACTTCATTGCTGAAAAAGTATTTTTCCAATTATTGTATACCCATGACACAGTTACCAATTTCGCTGCCTCAAGCACAGAACCCATAATGATAATAGGCCAGTACGAACCTGGAAATATCTGAGCAAGACCAATCACTGAATAGTATGCTGCGATACCAGACAGTCCAAGTGCAGTTAAAAATGGTAGTATTACATGTATCATGGATTGCTTTTAGAATGTGGAACGTCAAACACTAACACGATTCTATCATTATCACCGATATTTTTTGCAGAATGTTCTTTTTTGTTGTCAAACCAAAATAAGGTTCCTGGTTCAACAACAAGTCTTTCATCTTCTACAATATATTCATAAGTTCCTTGTATTGAAAGATGATATCTATCTTTGGTCAAATAATACTTACCAAAGTCAATATGCTTTCCCGTTTCACCACCAGGTGGCAAAGCAAGAAAGCCCGCACGTTTAAAATCTTTAAAGTGTCTTTTCAAGAACCCAACAGCAGCAGTATGGTGTTGACACGCTGGTGTTGTCATACAACCCTCAGAATCAAAAACATACTCATCGGGATGACTGATTGTACCAATAACAAGTTGAAGAACCGCAGCTTGACTTATATAAACATGCGGATCCAAAACTTTACTTTGTGGTATTTTTTGTTGAATATTCCAATCTTCTGGATGTTCATTCAACTGTTTCAATATCTTTGAAACATTTATACCTGTTTTTATGACACGAATGTTTTTCATGTAAAGAAACTTTCCAAAGTATTCTGTCTTTCAGTTTTCCAACCAATACAATCAAGAATAGCTTTAATTGGTTCTACAAAAGATTTTTCGAATTGCGTTTCATAGTCAATATATTTCTGCAACTCAAACTCTTTCGGTAATCTTGTTGGAAAAGAAACAACCATATCTCTAAACGGATTGGGTGTTTTGAGATATGTAAACTTTAACTTTTCACCTTCTTGTATCAAAGGATACTTATTCATCAAATTATGTTGTTTGAGAAAGTGATTATACAATATTGCGCCCTTCACATGAATAGGCGTTCCCTTCTTGTATATTGTAGCAGAGTCAGCATATTCTTGCAAGCCATTGCAACCACGTGGAAAAGAAATATCTTCAACTGGCAATTTACGAAACTCTTCACGGAAGTTGGCAATAAATTCATGTACCGTTTGTTCATCTGTGTTTACAATCAGATCAACCAATTTGTACATTTTGTCACGCACAACAGTTGGTGTAGAAGACTTAACCATCTCAAGACCCATGACCTTAAGTTTTGGTTTTGCATATTGCACACCTTCATTGTTGTATACATTCAGAATGTAACGCTTCTTTGCAGTCCAGATACCTTTATCGGACAAACCTTCACGTTTCATCTGCATTTTTTGGTCGAACGCATGAACATATTCAGCAAGATTCTGATAGCTTTGATCAATATAAGGTTGAATCTTCTCTTCACAGATTTTATCCATGAAGGCGATAACTTTCTCAGCCGATGGCTTCTGTTTATACACAGAATCAACCAACGGACCAAGATTAAGATAGATTGAATCTGTATCTGAAGCAATAACATAGTCTTTTTCAGTTTTCAGAATTTTGTTCAAATATTCGTTAAGTTTATTTTCAATCCAACGAATCGACAGTTGACCAGCTTGTGTAACTGCAAGTGCTTGGCGCAAATCATAAAATCTGAAATACTGAGAGCCCATTGCACCGTAGGCTGAGTTTAGTGAAACCTTTTTGGCTAATTGTAGATTGTTGTATCGTGCAATCAGCTTTTCGATTTCTTTTCTTTTGTTTACATCGTTTTCATTTTCATAGTCTTGTTGAGCCTTCAACATTTCTTTTTTAAACTTCTTACGACTTTCATACATCTCAACCATCATCGCTGGCAAAAAGCCTTGTTTGTCGGTACGAAAGAATTGACCATTTGGTGTAATCGTCACATTCTTCAAAGTGCTAGTATCAAGTTCTCTTTCAAGTAAACTTTCCACTGATGCATTCGTCGCAAGTCTTCTCATATCATCAGTATACTCACTGGTTTCAACAAGTGTTTCTGGTGAAATGTTGTACTGCATGATCAAGTGTGGATACAGACTATTCAGATCAAACGAAGCAACCCAATTATGTAAACCGATCTGTGGTTCTTTGACATATGCGCCTTCAAATGCTTCATTCTTTTTAGCAACACGGCGTGGTGGTACAACAATCTTTTTGTCAAGTAGATAGTTGTAGATCAGTGCATCCCACATTCTGGTTTGTGCAAAGACATCATCATAATTTGTCTTGGTATCATACGCAAGAGTCAACGCAAGTTCAATCAACTTCAACTTATCTTCAAGTTTAAGAACAAGTTTTACATCTTTGATGTTATAGTCAATAAACTTTTGATAGTCTAGTTTGTATAGTTGGTGAAGACTATCATACTCATCATAAGATATTTTACTTTCACCAAGTTCGATGTTCGCAACAGTATCAAGTCGGTAGTTCTCAATATTTTTACCACCAGGAGCATACCACTGATATAATTCAAGATAATCAAGTGCAGATACACCAACAATATCATAAACCGTTTGTTGTTTACCTTTGAACATCGTGTCTCTTTGAGAAATAACTTCCCATGGAGACATTTTCTTTACATCGTCTTCCCCAAGTACACGTGTGATGCGATTGATAAGGTAAGGAATATCAAAGAACTTGATATTCCAACCAGTAACAACGTCAGGAGGACTACTTGTCCAATCAGCAAGAAACCGTTCACACAAGTCGATTTCATCTTTACATAAAACATAGTTTACATTCTCATGTTTGTTTTGATAAGAACCGTAACCATAAACTGTGGTGCCACCATTTAGTTGATGAATGGCAATTGCAGTAATAGGTTCAGTCGCTCTGTATGGATTAGGAAATCCATTTTCTGATCCAACCTCAATGTCTATGAAAGCGACAGAGAGATGAGAAATATCCCAATCAATAATGCCTCTAAAAGTGTCAGCAATGAATGCGTATTCATAGCGTGTATTGCCGTAGATTTTAAAGTTTGCAACTTCCTCGTAACGTTTGACGAAATCACGTGCCTCCCGAATGGTATCAAAATTCATAGGTTCCAATGGCTCATTAAACAATGAACGCCATTGGGATGATTTATTAGATTGTACAAACAAAGTCGGAGAGTATTTGACTTTGCTCTTTACTCTCCGACCATTGTTTACTCCACGAAAAAGAATGTGATTGCCGTGGACACAAACATTTGTATAATACTTACTCATTAAACGATAAGACCAGGTGGTGCAATTTCAATTTTACTGAACATACGATTATATTGATTTAGTAAATCGGTAACAGGAGTATTAGATGTGAGAATATCAATCCACTTAAAGTGTACCCCTTTATCAAACTCTTCAACAAAAGCAAGATATGGTGCAAACCCAACACCACCGGGATCATTTGCAGAACGTGGTGGCACTGCAATTACTTGCATTGGATTTTTAAGTGTGAATCCAACATCACCCTCATCAACTACTTCACCCATGATAGTTTGATGTGTTTTAAATGTATAGCATTTTACTGTCATACTGTTACCTCTGTTGTAGTTTCAAGAATGTCAAGTGTGACCCATTTTTTGGGAAACAACATTTCACGACCACGGAAGTCTGCAATGTCATATGTTGGATCATCAACAAGACCGATTAGTTCGACCATGTTATCATAGTCACGCATTACAAGATCATACTTGTATGCTTTAGGTAGTTTAGAATTTGATTCTGCCAATTGTTTTGCTACTTTTTGAATGTTACCCATAATATACTCCTTAAACTTGTTGTACTTTAATTTCACATTGTTTCAAAAAATTAATTCCAGCTTCACTTCTGTAGGTTTCTTTGAAATAGACCTCCTTGATTCCCGCTTGATAAATCATTTTAGCACATTCTAGGCATGGTGCGTGGGTAATAAAGATAGCTGCACCCTCACTTGAGTTTGTTGACCTAGAAACTTTGGCAATAGCATTTGATTCTGCATGAAGAACTTCCGGTTTAGATTTTAATCTTGACCAACCATGTGCAGTTTCGGTATAACCATTCTTCATCATAAACTCGTCTGTCGCTTGACATTCTTCTTTCAGAACATACTCTACTTCTTCACACATGTTATTCCAACCAGATGGCATACCATTATAACCAATGCCAATGATGGTATTGTCTTTGACGATTACACATCCCACTTGTAATCTTTTTGCGGTAGAGAGTTCAGCGTATACACTTGCTGCTCTCATATGGGCTTTTACGTATTTTTCTTTCATTATAAGTAAGCACTCACTTCATACGAAGCGCATGACGAAAAAATCGTTTCAAATACACGGAAATCACACTTCTTCTTGTGATTCTTCTTTTCTCTTTTTCTTAAATTCGATTCGTGGAGCAATGATTGCTTGAATCATCTCACGCTTATAGTCAGTTTTTCTTTTACCAGAAAGACTTGAAAGTAAAACCTTCAGTTCTTTGCCCATTTTAAAATTTGAATTTGATTTCATTACCATGTCCAAGCAACATAAGAGTATCGTGTGCCTTTCGTCACCAGATCAACTCTGTGTGGATAAAGGAAGTTTGATGGGAAAATCATAATCTCACCTGCTTTCAAAGTTATAGGAGTGTCTTGCCAAAATACCAGATCACCACCCTCATAACCACCATTCAAACCACCAAGAATAGTGAGTGTTGGTATACCCTTGCGCTGACCGTCAAACATTGAATGAATGTGGTCGCAGTGAAGTTTCATTTGTGTATCTTCACGATAACGGTTGAAACGAACTTCAGTGAAGCCTTGCCAAGATTGATACCAATCACAACCCCATGCAGCAAGTTCTTCGTGATATCTCTGCAAACCATCCCATATTCTTTGCATAATGTATTCTTTATGCTTCACATTCGACCATGTAACAGCCAATTCATTGTCGTATGAGTGATTGGAGTTATTGTGATAGTCGTAGAAAGTATGTGTCTGAAACTGACCTTCTACTTTTTCAAGTTCGTCAACAGTTTCTTGACACACCTCTGGTGTGATCCAATCGGAATAGATTTTGAGATATGATCGTAGGTCTTTGTCCATCATGTACCCTTCAAAGTGGGGCTTGCGCCCCACTGATTAAGCAGCCTTCTTTTCTTCTTGTAGAAGTTTAGGCTCAA